GGAAAATAATGGCTTCGGGTCCTGCTTCACCCATCATACCTGTACCTTGTGCAAATTTAAATAGTGTAGGGCTATTTACTATTTGATTAGTAAATGCACCACCCATTGCAAATCTGTGAACCGGATAGCCTTGATCATATGCAGCACCTTTTGCTGCTGCACTAAATACATTTGCACCATATCCTGAACTAGTACTGCTAGCTAAAGCACTTTTAGCAATATCAGCATTAGAACCAAAAGGATTTAAAAAGCTCATTATTCCAGAACGTGCATTAGCATATAAAGCAATTTTTTGCTGCTCTAATTCATAACGCAGCAATCCTTCTAACATTGAATTTATTAAGTCTTTATGATTTAATTTGCCAGTTTTTACAAAGTCTACGATAACGTCAGTCATCTTATCAAATGTACCTTTAAATACATCTAGGTAAGCTTCTTGACGATCACTTAATTCAAAAGTAGCATTAATCTGTGCATCTCTAGCTTCTTTGTCAATGGTGAGATTTTTACGTTTTGCTGCAAAAATTGCTCTTTCATTATTCATGATTAGAGTAAAGCCTTCTTCATCCTCACTACCACCAGCAGCAAGTCTTGCTTTTTCATCTCGTCGTAGTTTATCTAATGCTGTTGATTCTTCTTTATCTAAGTTTATCTTATCACGTTGGTATTTATTTTCTGAATCTAATCGTGCAACGTTTTCGTCAAACTCACGCTTTCTTTGCCCAGTAATAATTCCACGTTGTACGTCTAAATCAAACTTTTCTTTGGTTATTCTTAACTCTTGTTCAGCAGTATCTAGTATAACAGAATCTAATCTATAAGCCCGCTCTTTTTCAGCAGTTATTCGTCTATATTCATTGTCTATAACAAAAATTTGTTGTTTAATACCAAATAAGTCTTTGCTTAAATCTATCTTTCTTTTTGTGTCAGCATTATCTTCTTTACCAATTTTAAGACCTTCATTTGCAGCATCTAATTGTTCTTTTGCTCTTATATAATCTTGTACTTGTTGGCCACTAGCTTCGCCACCCATACCTTCAGCAATTTGTTTTTGTCTATTAAAAACTTCTTGTGCAGTTATTTGTGCTTGTGTTAATTCTCCAAGTTTTCTTTCTGCCTGTGCTTGTTGACTTGCTATATCTAAATTAAACAATGCTCGCTCTTGGCTTTGGCGATCAAGTATTGTCTTTTTAGACAAATATTCTAAGCCAGTATCTTGTAATCCATTTAATTCATTTTGAAATGCTGCTATTGCCTGTAAATTTTGTAAACGTTTTTGTTCCAGTTTTGTAGCAGCTTCATTGCGTGCTATTAAATCGTCTACTACACGCAATTGATTTTTATTTTCTAAAGTTTGATCGGCTAAACCAAACTTTTGATCTCGTAGTACTTTTAAGCGATCTTGTTCAGTTTTATACAGGTCAACATTAGCATCTTTATTAGCGGCTAATGCAGTATCAATTTGTTGCTGAAGTTTTGTGTACTCTCGATTATACTCATTTTGTGCATTTTGCTTAGCAGTATTTGTAGTTAAAATATCTTGTTCTAACCGTAATTGATTACGCAAGTTTGTAGCTATTTGGCCACCACTTACACCAATTTTATCATATATACCTAATAAGTCAATATTAAATTGAAGTGCCTGAGTCTGTGATTGATTTGCTAAATCTTGCAGCTTAACAAAATGCTCTCGTAAATTATTTTGTTTGGCAAATTCATTATTAATCTTTCTAACACTCTGCTGTATTTCTAAATTAGTGGCTTCTTCAAGCTGTCTGCGTAAGATAAGAGTTTTATACTGCTTTTGAATTTCACGTTCTTGTTCTGTAGCAGCATTTTTAATTGCTAAATCTGCAGATAGTATTTCGGTTTTTACTTTGTTAGCTTGGGTAAAGAACTCATAGGTATTTTGTTCAGCTAAATATTCATCACTCATATATCCGGCTGAAAGGGCTTGTAAACCTAATCTTGCTTGTAAAACCTGATTAATATTTTGTTCAAGACTAATTGCTTTTTGTATATCTTCTACTTTACCGGATTCAATGGCACGTTGACCAGTAATAGCAGCAGCAGTTTGTTCACTTTTTACTTTGATTTTACTGGCTTCTTGAGCAGCGGTTTTGTTTACTATAGCTAATAACTGACTTCTTGTTAATGCAACTGTAAGTTTATCTGCACTTTCTCCCAGTACTTTTGTAACTAAACTATCAATATTTTTAGTAGTTAATTTAGTACCTTCCTTTTCTGTACCTAGAATTTCTTTAACGGCTGCTGCTGCATCTACGCCGCTTTGTAGCCTTGCAATTGTATCTGGACTTTTCTTTTCTTTTATAGCGTCGGCCAAACCACTTTTTGCATTAGATTCATTAATTTCTGCAGTTAATCGTTCAGTTGCTAATATTAATTCAGTATTAGTTTCAATTGCTCGTAATTGAATTTTAAAACCTTCGTCTGCAATTCTAGCTTCTTCTCGTGCTTTACGCTCACCACTTAATCCACCAAGTTGTGCTTTAGCAATTGTTAATGCTGCTTGTTCTGAAGCATTACCTAAGCCTTGTTCTATTAATTTAGAACCTTTTTCAAATACAGTATTTAGTCCATCAGCAAATAATTCATTAGCTGTTTTAACTGCGCTTTGATCAATGCCTAATTTCATTTGTGCAGCTATATCTCTGCTTTTAGTTGCTTGATTAATTTGCTCTAATAAAGATTTTTGCTGATTACTGGTTCCTGATTGACCTTCGCGGTATCCAGTATTACGTAATTTTTTATTAAGATCATCAATCTTAGTATCATATTCTTCAACAACAACATTAAGCTGTGAATATGCTAAAGTTTGTGTTCCTAACTCTTTACGAATACCTATTAAACCTTGTATAAATTTAGGTCCAAATAGTACACCACCCTCTGGACTTTTGGCCAAGTCAAGCATTGCGGCTTTAACTTCATCTATATCATCACTAGCCAGCTTATTCATGATGCTGCCAAGATTCTGTAAGGAAGCACCTAGTTTAAATACTGGATCATTACTAGCAGTAGAAAGTAAAAAATCTTGGTAAGCTTTTGTAGTACTTTCCGTAGCAGATTTAAATTCTTGTAATCTACCACTGCTACTTTTTGCAGCTACTCCAAGTTCTTGAAATCTTTCTATTACTTTAGTACTGCCTTCTTCGCCTAAGCGTTTAAAAGCTTTTGTAACACTTTCTAGATCAAGATTTTGAATTCCTAAGTCTGCTTTTAATTGCGCTTCTGCTTTACCTTTTAAACCGCTTCGTTTAAGTAAACTTAAGCCACTCATGACTTGTTTGCCAAGATCTTCTGCTAATACGTTATCAATATCTTTGCCGACAATGCCTTTTACCCAATCAATAGGTTTATCAAACCACCAATTCATTGCTTCTTTGGATTTTTTAGCTTTTTCAGCAACTAACTGTATTGAGTCAGCAACATTACTAAAGGCAGTAGCAATTGCATTAAGTCCTTGTATACTATCAGGAATAAATCCGCCAAAACCTTTGTCCAATTCAGCTACAGTTTTGGCAACACTATCCATAGAACTTTTACTATTTTCTAAGGCATTATTAAAATCTTCTGCTTCTTTTGTATTACTACTTAAAAGTGGTTCTAATACTGTAAATGCAGTTACTAGTGCAAGGCCGCCCTCTATCCAAGGAGCAAATGCTGCTCCAATAATTCCTATTTCTGTACCAACAGCTGCAGCAGTACCTTGTACATTGGCTAACATTTTACCGAATGTACCTAGTTCTTTACTTGCTGCAATACGTTTTGCCAATTCTTCACGGGCAAAACCAATGCCGCCTATTTCGGTTTCTTCAGCAACTTTAGAAACTATACCTAGACGTTCAGCTCTAGATCCTGCTTGTTGGCTTATTTTAGCCCTTGCTTTCATTGCAATATTTTCGTACAGTGTACCTTTTTCAGCAGCCTCAAGTGCAAAAGTATTAGCAGCAGTAATTTTTTCATCTAATACTAATTGTTTTTGTTTAATATCAATTATTTTTTGTAGAGCATTAGCGTGTTCAGTGTATATTTTTACCTTTTGTTGTTCACTGTTAGTAAGAGCAATTTGAGTCTTTTGTTCTTTGTCTAGCAAGTCGTTTGCTTTTTTACGACTATCATTAACCTCTTTTTGAGCCTTATTTAAATCTAAGGTTGCAAGAGTACTTTGAACAACTCCTTGGTCATTACTACCTAATCCTTTTGCAATAGCTGTACGTCTAGTACTTCCACTAGCAAATTCTTGTCTGGCTGCATCTAAATCTTTTTTAAGATTTTCCTCTGCCTCTTTTAAAGCTGGTATTTGTGCTTTTGCACTAATTCTATTAACAGCAATGTCACCAAAACTTTCATTAATATCTCTAGCTTTTGCTTTTGCTAGTTCAGCACTTTTAACAATTTGTGATTGCCAATCCTGTAGTGCAGGAATAGCCATTTTAGCTAATTTAAATCCTATACCTACAATAGCCGCTGTTAGTAGTCCTGTATTATTAGCTAATAAACTTGCAATAGGTGCTATTACAGTATTTACTATACTTAATGTACTTTGAGCTATATTTATAAGACTAGCTTGCAATTCTTTATAAGGATTAACTGGTAGGTCAATACTACCAAACTTATCAGTTCCCTCTTTTAAAACCGCATTAGCAAAAGCTTGGCGCTTTTCAAAATCAGTTAACTGACTAGCGGTTTTACCAATACTTCTAGCATAATTTTCAGTAGCCGGACCAATTTTAGTAAAAATACCTAATTCATCAAGTAGTTCTGGTTCTAACTTAGTAACACCACGACTTAATCTGCTAAGTGCATCAGTTACATCAATTCCTAGTGCTTGTGATGCTTTTTTGGCTACTTCAGTAAGGCGCAGCATTTGGGCGCTAGTTAAACCTGCACTAGTGCCTTGTGCGGTTGCCGTCATAGCATCTTTTAAGCTAATTGCTCCGCCGGTTGCTTTTACTAAGTTTTGAGCCAGTGTGCCCAAGGCAATACCACTTCTAGCACCAAGTTGATCCAGGCCCTTAACCATGGTATCAGTATCCATGGCGTTACTTAATGCTTTAAAGGCAGTAGCAGCCGCATAAGTATTAGCCGCAACTGTAGCGTATAGGCGAACTAATCCACCGAGTCCTTGCTGTTCATTAGCAAAGTCTCGAGCACTGGCACCCGTTACACCTGCGGCGCCACGAGCACGACCATACTGCATTGAAGATAGTGCGGCAGGTCCTTTACCAAACTTTTCAGCTTCTTTATTGTATTCCTTGGCTTCTTGAGTTCTTCGGCGCATATCGCCTTGGTCATCAATCTTCAAGCGAATATTAACGGTTTGATCTGCCATAGCATCTCCAAGTAATCTTAGGCAACCAGTAAATTGGTTGCATATTTTTATGTATACCAATTATACCATATAGGCAAATAGGTGTCAACACAAAAAATTTTCAAACAACATAAAAAAACCCGCTTAATTATTCTATTAAGCGGGTTTTTTGTTTTCGGGCTTAGTATTAATTTGATCTTGTCTAATACCATCAATTGTTTGCACAAGTGACAAGATAATTTTATGGTCTTGTGGGTCGATTTCACAAACCTGTAAAATTTCTTTAATTCCAGTTAAGGATTTACCTAAGTAGATCCCATTCATGCCTTCCCATTCATCACGCAACATTCTATACACAATAAAAGCCTGCTGCACTTCATAGTGAAAATCATCAAATTCAACCGGAATTTCTTCTTCAATGGGTTCAGTACCCAGCATTTCACACATTTCAAAATAGGCTTCTTTAGTCATACTAACAGCACTATTTTGAAAGTAACTTTTAAGCAGCCTGTTTACTTCGGCAAGCTGCTCGTCGAAAAATTTGCCAGATCGCTTACCTGTTCACTAATAAACGCATCAAAATTGCTTGAATTTTTCATCAAATACAGTGCGTTTTCATTTGTAAACTCTAAGAAATCTTCTAAGTCTTGATCAGTCAAGTCAACTGGTGCCAGTTGCTCCAGATATTTAAGTTTAAATCCTGACCAACCTTTAATAGCATTTTCTGTGTACAACTGCAAGAAAAGATCTTCGTTAAATTCTTCTTGTGGTTGACGATTTTTAAAAGTAGTTTTTGTAGATTTTTTGCGAATGTTAAGTAGGATTTCCCTAGACAAAAAGCTAAGTTGCAATTTAAAGCCTGGCATACCAGGATATTCAACTTCTACTGACTTAGAGGGAACTAGTAGTGTTTTGAGTGAAAGTGTAGACATACTCACCTTGAGTTAGGTCAAGGGCTGGAGTATTCCAGCCCTTGTGTTTAAAGTGTTTAGTTATTTACGGCAGTTGATTCTGCAGCGTAATATGTAATAGTAGCTTCGTTAGTTTTCTCAATATCAAAGGCACTACCTGTGTAACCTTGAGCTGTAAAGCCAATTGTTGTACTAATAACTTGCTCAGTAGCAATAGTCGGGAAGCTAGGCATAATTGCCGGCAGATCGATATCCACTCGAGTAGCTGCAGTAGTACTGCCACCAATACTAATTTTCATTGAGTACACTGGGCTTGTATTAGCCGAATCAGCAAACATAGCTGTTAACAAATCAGCTGTGTAAAGTGGGCTACTACCTGTGCCTGTGCGTAAGTAAGCATTAATCGAGCCACTAATTGCACGCGTACCTGTAAAATAGGTAATTGGGGTATTAACCACACCTAAATTAGCTGGCGTTAAGTAGGTAATATTGTTTGCAAATGTAAGGCTACCACCAGTAATAGGAATAGTATAACTTGTACCACTACCAGAGCCGACTTCTTTATCAAATACCACTGTACTTAACTTATTGGCCAAGTAAGGAGCCGCAGTATGTTTATAAGCTGCAACACCGCTAGTGTTTGTAATAGAAGCGCCAGTAAGTGGGTTAGTCCAGCTACCGCCAGTAATTGGTTGTGTTTGCAGAGTTCCTGCAGCACCAGTAACTGTACCCAGCGTAACTTTTGTTGTTAAACGACGCAGGGCTGCACCTTTACCGGTCCAAGCAATACTAGCAATTGCGTCCAGACCAAAATCAATTACTGCTTGATCCATAACACAGTTGTCGATAACAAATGTAGCATCATCAAGACAAATAATCAAACCAAAAGGTTGAAGTTGATGTTTATTGGAATTTGTAGTAACACAAGTTGCATATCCTGAAGCAGCAGTCCATGCTGGTGCTGTTCCGGCAATAGGGTCATAACCAAACATTGCGTTCCACAAGGCACCTTCTTCAGCATCCACTGTACCACCAGCATCGCGTGGACGCATATAGGTCGTAAAGCTAAAATCAACTGGATTAAGTGCTGTGTTGTAGTTGCGCTGACCGCGGTTAGGCGTTGGACCAGCTTCACTAAGTGTAACGGTTTCTGTTGCAGTAGTTTGACTAAAACTAAAACCTGCTAAAACTTGAATTTCACGGGTATTAGTAGCAGTAAATGCAGGAGTGACGCCACCATTATCACTGTGAACATAACCATACGTATCTACGTTTGTAGTAAAAAATACTCTACTACTACGAATTAAATTAAATGCCATTTTATTTCCTTTTTGTTAATGCCCAAAATGCATAAACTAGACATTTATCTGTTTTTAGCACTTATCAGCATGGTTGCTTACAGAATCTGATATCGGACTTGTAAGTTGATCTCTCCAACCGCATAAGGAGCTAATAGTCCCTCATCTGTTGTGATTGACTGGATTAAGATCTCAGTCGTGGAATTATTGTTGGAATCGTAGACTAGGTCACGATTATCGTGTATGCATTTTTCTATATCGGTTAGCAGAGCCTCTAGTTGCTCACTACTATACTCGCCGTGGCAGTATACCTTTATACAAACACCTAAAAATCCCCAAGCAAAATCACTGGGATGATATTCACGCAGTTCAGTTCCTGGTGATAAGAAAACACTAGGAAAGTCATCTACTTCATCCCAGAATTTTAATTTAGCATAGGCATTTTTAAATAAGTTAACCGTATAAGGTGCTTTACCATCAATTAAGTTTAGTTTAGCAGTTAAGGCTTTTACAATTTGTGTGCGCTTACTCATACTAATACCGCCCTTAATCTATTTTTTACTTGGGTTTCAGCAATTTCCCTGATTGATTTAGCTATCAGCAGTTTAGGATTTCTGGTTTTTGGACTTTCTTGACGTCCACCATCACTAAACGTGCCGTATGGATTACGCATATAACTATAAAAAGCAGTAATCATACCTTCACGACTTTGTGACAGTCGTTCTACCGTTACACTTTCAGCAAACCTACCAGTACGCAGGTTTAAAATATCCTTGCGATTACCAGTACCCATGTTTTCTTTAATAGTTTTTGCTAATAAACTATTAATTATATTTTGCAAAGATAATAAATTTACTTCAGATTGTTGTTCTATGGCTTCTACAACAGTAGGTGTTTTTAATGATTTTTTAAGATCATTGCTTAAAGCCTTTAGTTCTTTAATCTTATTAGCGTTTGTATTACTTTTAGATACTTTTGTAGATTTTTTAGCTACCTGTTTAGGTTTTGCCGAATATGTTTCGTTTTTGCTAGTACCAGTTTTAATATGATCTGCTATATTATTAGCGAGCATTTGAAGATAGCTAGGAGAACCCTCTGTATTTAGTAGCGCTACACCAAGCCCCGGAGAATTCGTTAGGATACTTTTAGCATCTTGGGTTGTTAGCGTAAATACTTTACTAAGTTCATTTAATATAGTGGCACTAACTCTACCAGAAGTTTGATTTTCAGTACTAAATTGAAATTCTACTAAGTATTTACCGTAACTGTCTTTAACATATCCGGCATATATAGTTTGATCAATACTTTTTAAATTACTACTAGCAATATCGTCTTCTTCTAATTTACTAATATAAGTATCTAATACACTTATTAGTGAGGATTTTTGTTGATCCTGCAAACCTTCTAGGCTTCTTAGATTATCACGAAACTTTTTTACTAAATTAGTGGCCACACTTATAACGTGGCCTTTATTTACAAAGTAGCCAAAGCTTCCTCGGCGCTTACCTTCTTTTTCAGCTTCAGTAATAGCTGCTTGTTTTTCAGAACCTTTTGCATATTTGGTGTTATTAATAACAGCCATTTGCGAATCTACATATTCTTTTTCAGTTTTAGCATAGGCAGCTAAAACTTTAGGATCATTATCAAATACTGGTGCTACAAGATCACTAATACCTTCCCAGCTTATTGATTCAATAAAAATGGCATCTTTACCACTTACCTTAATTGCTTTACCACTTTCCTTACCAGGAAAAGAAGTAGCTTCAACCAAATTATTAATAATGCGCTTTGCTCGCACTTCTGGCATCTTTTCACCAGTTATACGTTCATACATATTTTGAAGAGTATCTGTGGTCATATAAAAACTAGTTTTACTTGCCACTTGCTCCTTTTTTCGTATACTTTTAGCGCTGTTAGTAATAATATTATCGTTTAATTTTTTAAGCCAAGTTTCGTAGATTTTACTTTGAATAGCAGAAGTAAAATTTTCGATACTCATGTGTAGTCTGACCTGTACATATCTAGCACACGTTTAATATGCGCTGGCAGATTGGTGGTAGAAATATACTCAATCTGCACGTTATTAGTACCCGGCGCTTTATTACTGTGAACACTCATATCGCTTTTGCGATAGTAGGTTACCATGTCCATAATTGCTAGTGCAACGTCACCTGGTACATCATCATATCCTGCGCGATAGGTTACACGATAACCACGAATCATTTCACGAAATGCTTGATTTACTGTAATCAAACTGGTAATGCCTGTGGTATTTAGGCTACGAATAGCTCCGTCGTCTAGCACCCAGTCTACATATTCTGTAAGGTTGGTATAGGTTTGACCAAAGTCTGTGCTGTAACCAACACTTGAAACACTAATAACTGGTCCTTCGGCTAGAATAAACCTATTGGTACCACCATTAAAGTACTCGACTTTGTCCACATCAACATAGTCTACAAAAGTCCTGCCGCAATAATTCTTAACAAATTGACTTATACGAGGAATTAGTGCAGTAATCTCTGCATCATAGTTGGTGCTTTTGATTCCGGCATAAGTTTTATATTCTACTAGGGTAATTAAATTTAATGCCATATTGACCTCGTTTGTCTTTTATATGGATTCCCAAAAAACCCATATAAAAGACAGGGCTTTTCAGCCCTGTCAGTACCAATCCGAAGATTAGGCAGAGTAAACAAGCTTGGTAACACCAGCACCGTAGTTAGCGGTAACTTTAACCATACCTGTACGCAAGCTAGCGACCATAACGCGACGCTGTGTTTCAACCAACTCTTGTGTATCAATGCGGAGGCCGCGCTGATTACCAACGATAAAGTTGCTAGGAGCACAAGCGATGATACCAACTGCACCAGAAGCGGCACTAGCGAATTCGCCAGAAACTAACACTGGTGAGTTACCGACTTGACCGATTTGGCCAGTCAACAGGGTAGCCTGAGGACCAACTTGGTTCATTGTCTGGAACGTTGTATCTTCGAGCAGGTTGTAGTAGACTTCGCTGGAGACCAAGAACACCACATCAGCAGGATCAAGACCCCACACACCAAGGCCCTTACGAAGAGCGCGCAGCGTGCTAACAGTAGCCACAAAGCTAGCCGAAGGCGTGCTTGTGGTGATGTTGCCAGTGGAGTTAGTAGCTTGTGTAGCCAAACCGCTAACTGGATCGGAACCCGAACCGGCGCCAAGCAAGAAAGCCTTGTCAACTGCACGAGCAACGCGGCGGATCATACCGTCACGAATCACAGGCATAATAGCGATAAGGCTATCTTCCTCTTCTTCGTAAGCCGTGTACTCGTTTGTAGCCACTTTGTATGCATTAAGAGTAATCTCTTTTAATGCATGCACAGCTGTGTTACCAGCGCTAGCACCAGCAGCACCCAACGTAGCAGGAACAGCACCAAACTGTGCGTTAGTAACCCACGTTGCAGTACCAGCTTCTGGATTGACTGGAATGGTCATCACGTTGGTTTGCATAGCGATGTTACGGAACAGAGGAGCGACCACCAAGCGGCGACGAACCTCAGCTTCCAAGTTCAGGCTAACTTCCAGTTCCCACGTAGCCGACGGAACGTGTGCACCGTACTTTTGAACCATGTCACGGCCATATTTCGTGCCTTCCAGCGACTTACCAGCCATTTTGGACAAGAAAACAGCTTTTTCTTTTTCCGCGTAAGGCATTTCGCCCGACTTAGGGTCTTGAAACTGCATACGCGACTTGTTGATAGCCTCGATTTCAGCAGCTTTTTCACGCAGAGTAGCTTCCAAGCCCTCGAGCGCAGCTTTGTGCGATTGCTCTTGCTCAGCAACACGCTTTTCCACTTCGGCCAGCAAACGCTCAGCACCCGTGTCCACTGTTTGCACTTGTGCAACAGCAGCTTTGATTTTAGCATCAAGGTCAGCTTGTGCTTTGTCAGCCAATGCTTTTTCAGCAGCGGCTTTGGCTTGCGTTTCAGCAATAGCTTTTGCTGTTTCAACAGCAGCTTGCTTAGCTGTGTCAGCAAGCAGTTTTTCCAATTCTTTAGGATCCATGTTCCATTCCTTTGTAGTGTCGCTATTTGCTTCCATAGTGGACTCGAGCCCTTTAGCTGATTCCGGCTTGGGCGCAAATTGCAGTTTGAAAAATTTAAGTTCTTCGTCGTTTTTAAACGACTTAGATAAACTAAATAATGTGTTTTGATTTGCAGGTACGGACACTACTGAAATCTCATGTAGTTCCAAGTCTTTAACAACAAACAGCTCTGTGGCTGCATCATATTCCGCATCAGCGATACGAAAACCAATACTAAAAGCAGTAAGTACACCGTCTTTGATAAGATTAAATACCTCTCCTGCGGCTGCAGAAATTCTGGCTTTAATCCACAAACCCTTACCGTCGATCCTGTGATCTACCATCCTACCAACAGGCTCGCTGTGATCGTGGTAAGCTAAAATTACTGGATTTTTCAAGTAATTTTGCATACCATTTTTCCACACCGTGGCTGGTACAATATCGCCTTGCCGATCAGTATCTGTGGTACTTGCGTAACCTTCGATCATAATCGAATCAATGCTCATGTCCTTGGTAGGTAGATTACTCTTAGTAAAAGTACTCGTTAGTGTAAGTACTTTATTTTTATCTACCATATATTCTCCCTGTTATTCCTTAGGGTTTGTGGCGGGACGACCACCTTGTGCTGGGTTTACAGCACTACCAGCAATATTAGCAGGAACACGTAACTCATCGTGACCTGGCATTTTTTCATATCGCAGTTCTACACGTGCCTCGTTAGGGGTAATAATACCACCGTTTACAAGGGTTTGATGATAAGTTGCAATATCTTTTAACTCTGGTTGTAGTGCGCTTACGTTACTGGTAATTGCATCTACATCGTATCCATAATAACGCTCTAGGGCACTAATAAATTTCCTGATCACTGGCATTACTGTTTCTAAATAGAAAAGCCTGAGATTAGGTGAAATATTAGCGTTGTTGCCACCGTCTAATAAAATGGGCGGAACACCGATTACTTGTAGGAGCAAGTCATTGTGCGTTTTAACTGCTACGTCAAAGTCTAAGTCTTTGTAGCTGTTATTGCTAATTGAGTGTGGTTTTAAACCGCTGTCCAAAATCATTGGACGCTTACCACCTTGTTTAGTACTATAGCGCTGCAGCCAATATTGAATAGTTTTTTCTTTGGCTATTTGTGATAAGGTATTATCGCTGGTAAGCACAAAACCAAATGTAGCACCGTTTTCAAAAAATTGTGTTTGAAACTGGTACATACTATTAAGCAAATCGATACTATGCTGGGCTGACTCAAGCCGGCTAGCACCGCGATAAATACTTTGTGAACTTAGGTCACGAAAATGAAACACGTCCTTTTCGTCAAATTCGATGTATCCGCTATAACGGTAGCCACGAATAAACGTTTTAGGGTCGGTTAAGATTTCTGTGTTTTGTGCTGGCAAGTGATACATGAATACACCGTCGAAGTGTATAAACACATTGCCTTCTAGGATCAGGTCAGTAAAAATGGCCTGACGAAATTCTTGTATGCTTTGATAGGGGTTAGGCCTAAAGTTAAGCAAATTTACCAACTGCTTTTGCCTGATGCCACTAACAACGCCTTCATTTAACTTGTCTTTTACGTCATAGTCTAGTGACGAGGCTGCTGACACAACCATGTTTACTGCGCGATTAACAACTTCTAGATTTCTAAAAGCGTCGCGATAAGTAATTTTACTGGTTGAGGGAATATGTGTACCCTCAGCCTGTGCAATTCTAACTTGTGCAGGATTCAGTTTTTCACGAATCCACTGCACGCTATTTGTAATTAAACCCATTTTTTATCCTAAGTAAATTCGCTAAAGAAACTTCCATAGCTTTGCTTAGGAACAGCACGACTGCCACCAGCAACTTTGTCACGTTGAATTTCAATCCAGCGCGCTTGTTTGGGTTCGCTGCCAGGCTGAGGAGTCTTACCGTACACTCCATGGAGCGCTACATGGTGCGGATTACATAGGGTGTAAACCTGTTCATATAACTCACTATGATGTTCACTAATAAACTCGTCCCTGACAGCTAAAATTCCCTCATCAGTTGAAATATCATAACCCATACGGCGAGCCCAGTTTTCTAGCAACAGGGTAACGCTGTGTAGGTGATGTAATTCCAGGTCCTGACTTGTGTTGCAAATATAGCAATGGTCTTGCTTTTCATAAGCCGACTTGGCTTTATCTCTAACGTGTTTGACGGGAATCCGCTTATTTGTATTCTTTGCCATTTATTTTAAACTAGCGCGCAACATCCAACTGTGTTTTTTATGTGCATCTTGACGATCAGCCAAGAAGTTCGATAAGCCATGATCGCCAGCTTCCTCAGCCATCATAAACAATTGCTGAAACTTCATGGCCATTGTATCCGAATCCATTAGCAACTCTTGCACCAGGGCTTTTGAATCGCCAGGCACTGTTTGATCTAAGACATAAGTTAATTGCAAAAACTGTGTAAAACTAGCTGGAACTTGAAGTTGCAGGGCGCGCAACTCTTCAGCAAATTGATCGATCACACCATAGACTTCAGTATAAATACGCTCGAACAGGAGATGAAATTCATAAAAGTCAGAACCTTCCACGTTCCAATGAAAGTTTGCACTTTTAAGATAAAACGCAAATTCACTAGCAAAAACGCGCTTTAGTTCTAGGTAGTATTCTGTTTTGTCCATGCTCTGGTGCCTGGTTAAATTTTTATAATACAGGTATTGTACACCTTGAGCACGAATAAGTCAACATAATTTTTTTATGACCTAAACAGTGTACGTGTAAAGTGCATAACGAATGGCATCAGCCATGTGTGAGTATTTGTCATGTATGGGCTTTTCACGCGTTAGAGTTTCGCGTTTATCCCAACGATACTGGTCCATAACGTCTAGCACATTTGTACAATGCGGCGCTACTTTTAACCTGCCGGTTTCTACTAGGGTCTGCACATAGGCAATGCCGGGTAGGAGATCTTTTTTAGCCTTGGTGGTGGAGATGTTGTAGGTATAGGCAAGGTCACCAGCAAATTGTGCTGCTGCCGAGTCTATAAATACTACTTCTACCTGCCACTTGTCCAAGTACTCGCAAAATGCTACCGCGTGTTTATCGGTGGTAGCCTCACTTCGTAGGTACTCGTCTATGATATGAAACTGGTCACTAACAGGATTATAACTAATAACCACGAAAGCAGTAGCATCACGATAGCCGGGATCGCAGCCAGCAATGTATTCACAACCATCTTGATGCTCATATTCTAAAACCCCTACGCTACGATCAAAGTTGTAGATTTGACCCTCAAACACCGTAAAGCTAGCCAAGTATTCCTGCTCAAATTCAGCTTTCGACATCGAACGACGAGCTTCCTGCACGTCACTCTCAGCCATTCGACTATTCTCAGTGTAATCTGCTTGGATACTACACCACTCAGGATAGTCGTCGCTAAAACCACGTTGGTAGAAACGGCTAAACCAGTTTTGCTGACCGCGGGGCGTACTAATAAAAATACCTTTTGAATTAGGTCTGTCTAGGGTAGGTCTGAGCTGCACGTTAAATGCCGATTCTCCGTCCTCGCCTAAGGCAGCCTCGTCGAACAGGATAATTTGATAGCTGCGTCCAACGGTCGAGTCCACAGTTGATAGCGAACCCATGCGAATGGTCGAACCATTTGAGAGTTCTACAACCTTGTCCTTTAAGTTATCTCGCTCTACCTCAAGGTCAAAGTGACGAATAAACTTACGCTGCAGTTCAAATGAGATTGAACTCAAGTTGTAGTTTGGCGATATAATTAAAATATTGCAGCCGGGTACTAGGGAGACCAGCTGTGCAATAATATTAGCAATGTAAGTTTTGCCCAACCTGCGGGCTAGTGCAGCGCAAACAAATCGGTACTTGGGGTTGTTAATGGCGTTGATAAGTGCAATCTGTGGACGATTCATTGAATCCCAAGCACCTAAGAGCTTTAGGTAGTTTTGAATAGGCAGTTTAATAAATCGGCTTTCTAGCGGAAACTCTGTAATCTCCTCACAATCTACATCTGGTCTTGAAACTTTAAGCATTTATAGTTTATCCCCTAGGAGTCTGCTAATAAGCGCTCCGTACTTGGTACCGTCTCCGCCCTCGTTAATCTGCACGTTTACCTGCGACTTAGGTCCAGCGCGCTCCGCACGCAGCTTTTCCAGCTGTATCTCACGGTCTAGCAATTCCATGCTCATTTTGTGTGATAAGGCGAGTAGTTCGGCAATGTCTTTGTTGGAGCCAACGTCAGCCTCCTCCATTTCCTGAAACTTGCGCTTGAGCACAGCGTCCATTGCCGCTCGCATCTTAAAGCGGTTGTTAAACCCTAAGTCAAAGAAAACTTGGTTGATATAGGCCTTGACCTCACGGCGACTCAAGATGCTGGAGACTGATTCAACTGGTAAGTCTAGGTTATCTGCTACGGCACGTGCGTCTTGGCACTGCAGGTAACAGTTAGCTACTTCCAGTGCTTCTGGCGAGATTTCCAAGACTTCTGCGGGTGCACTGGTTGGGGTCAGGTTCATCTTCTACTCACTAAGTTATTTTCAAATATACGCCAGCACCGTTCCCAAGACCAGTGATAGCTGTTTACTAGCACAGTTTCACGTGGAATGGCTAGTGCTTGCACTACTGCGGCTTTTAGGTCTAGGCTAATGGCACCGGTTTTTTGAGGTTCTATTACATCCTGTGGACCACAAACTGGATAGGCTGCTACTGGTGTACCGCAAGCCATGGACTCTACCATTACAATGCCAAAGGTATCCCAGCGGCTGGTAAATACTAAGCAGTCTGCGGTTTGGTAGTAGCGGGCTAATTCCTTGCCCACCTTAACACCCACAAATTCAACTTCAGGGTATTTTGCAGCCAAGTACTTTAGCTGCGGCCCCGAACCAACCACAATCTTCCGAGCACCTAAGTATTCCAGTTTACAAAAGTCTTCGCAGCCTTTTTCCACACTCACACGTCCAACCCAGAGCAGGGTAGGCTGCTTATTCCCGCTGCCCGGACCCTGCCAGAATAGGCTACGGTCTACACCGCGGGTCCAGGGCACCAAGTTGTCTCTAAAGCCACGTTGCTTAAGCTCCTGAACCATACTCACAGTAGTAGCTAACACCCTACCACTATGTTTATGAAACCAGCGCAAGTACTTATAGGTCCACGATTCTGGTACGCCATAGTAGCGTTTAAGTGCTTCTGGGATTCGCGTATGATAGCTGGTGTTATATAACCAACCATTGCGATCCATCCAGCAACGTGCTGCCAAGCCTAGTGGACCCTCAGTGGCTATATGCACATAATCAGGGTCTACGGCCTCAAGCTTCTCGTCAATGCCTTTAGGCCACGATAACCTAATATCGCCATAACCAGGAGCACCACAATTAGGGAACTGCCGGGGATCACAGTATACAAAGTTATAGCCATAGCGACTTGCTTGGTATTCCAGGTTGTGGAACGTAGTAACCACGCCGTTAATTTGCTGTGGGACATTATCAGTGACTATTAAGACTGTTTTTGACATTGTGCAACCACCTTAAATTGTGGAAACTTTAGTTGCCACTGGATACTACGTTGTGCCGACATGCACTGTTCTTGAGTTGCAAACTCTAAGGTCACGCGGCCTGGCACGTCCTTAGGGTCACTCTGATGTACTGCTAGAAGTATTAGTAGCCACACTATTGGGCCTCCAAGTTATGATTTCCCAAGTACCACTCTCGTGCTCTACTAGTGCAGTGCAGCTTTCTACCCAATCGCCCGAATTCATATAACCTACGTCACCAACCAGCTTAATTTCAGCCTGATGAATATGGCCGCAGATAACACCAAAAAACTTGCGCTTTTCAGCGTATTTGGTAATAGTCTGCTCAAATTTAAAGATAAAGTCGACCGCGCGTTTTACCCTGCCCTTTAACCACTGTGATAGTGACCAATAGCCAAAGCCCAACCTATGCCGCCACTGATTAAAGTGTGTGTTTAGGCCTAAGACAAAATCATAGGCGCTGTCACCTAGCCAAGCTAACCAAGGTGCTAAGCGGGTAATGCCGTCAAACATATCGCCGTGAGTCACTAACCAGCGGCGACCCTCTACGTCTACGTATTCACACTGGTTTACCACCTCTACCCGGCCAAATTTAAGTCCGTAGCTAATTAGTGGTCTGAGGAATTCATCATGATTACCGGCTACATATATGACTCGAGTTTTTTCACGATTGGCTTTGGCTAAGACATGACGCACTACATTGGTGTGTGAGTTTGCCCAGCGCAGCTTATTCTGCTTGACCTTCCAGCCATCAATAATATCACCTACTAGGTAAAGTTCATCGCAGGTGTTGGATTTTAGGAAATTACTAAGATACTCTGCTTTACTAGCCCTAGTACCCAAGTGCACGTCACTAATAAAAATAGCACGATAGTGTGCCACGATTACTTCTGACCCTTGTTGTAGAGATCAAATAAGGTTTTTACCTTTTCCTCCAAAACACCCAGGCGCATGTCGGCCTTGGCGAAAAGGACTACAATCATAATAAAGGCTACAAATACTGGCCAAGCTTTTAGCATTAACTCGATAATTTCCATGGTGTGACCTCCAGTTCCTAAGAGTATAACACCTTAGGGTTAAGTTGTCAAGGTTGAAAATTTTGTGGTGTTGGGAAAAATTTTCTTGAATTTTGGCGATTGTTATGATATAATATTTGTATTGGCTTTGGCACCGAAAGTTTTGCGGAAAAAATTCCTAAAGTTGGCCGTGTTGGGGGGTCCATATAGTTATATTATTCATAATGTCTAATAACCGCCCTAGTTATATTATTTGTAATAAACCTATTTAATATTATACCATATAAAATGGGTGCGCGTCAATAGGGGTTTCCCCCTATGTTGTATTTTTGCAATTCTTGGCACACGGCGAAAATTCGTGTATAATTACTACATCGAAACAGCACTCACAAGGAGAGCGCAATGGCAGAAAAAGCCGTAAACTATACCCCAGAGCAAACCGCTCAGGTTATCGCAGACTATGCCGCTGGCATTACTGTCGAAAGCATTGCATTGGCAATGGGTAAATCCGTTCGTTCAATTGTTGCTAAACTGTCACGCGAAGGCGTGTATCAGAAAAAGCAATACAAAACAAAAACGGGTGAACCCGTTGTAAAAAAAGATGCTCATGCTGATGCAATTGGCGCAATCCTGCGCTTGCCTGAGAATGACATCGAATCGCTGACCAAGGCTAATAAGAGCGCGCTTAAAGCGATCTTTGACGCATTGGCTAATAGCAAACCACTGTAAGTAACCATAGGATAACGAACCCATGACCATCGCAACACTAAACGCCACCATTCAGGCTCAGGCGACTAAGATATGGGTTCGTTATACTAGCATTTATACTGGGTTGCTAGGCTTTGATAAGCCTACCATTAAACTTAATGGTAGGCTTACAAAAACAGCAGGGCGTTGCTTTATGGAAGCAAATTACATTGATTTAGGTACTAAGTTTTTCGATAAGCATTATGATCGTATGCTAGGCGAAATTTTGATACATGAAATAGCGCATCAGGTAGACTATAACCTTAATGGCGTACCACAAGGCAATCGCTGGCATGGTAGAACATGGCAAAAAATAATGTTAGACTATGGCGTTGATCCCGTTACCTATCACGACATGGAATTATAATGTTGGCATGGATTGGCACAATTGCCAGCATAGCGGGATCTTTTCTTGTTGCTTTCGGATTAATGAATTGGGGATATATCTGTTTTATCACTGGTACAATATCATGGTTAATAATTGCAATAGCGCGACGTGATAAAGCATTAGGCGTATTAAATGGCGCATTTTTAATTGCCAACGTAATCGGAATTGTTCGTTATGTAATTTAATATGGCCAGGTGTTGTAAAAATACAACACGCTGGCGCCAATATTATACCATAATATTGGCAGCCCGTGTCAACCCTTTGGGCAAAAATACAACACTAGGGGAAACCCTGCGACACCGTGTCGCACTTGGCGGGCTTGCACAATCTAGAAAACCCTGTATAATACTCTACATGGATCGGAGACAAAACGATGGCGACTAAACTGCATTTAGAATTAGCAATGAAGCGGGCCAGCAAACCAGATGCTAGGGCGCATAAACCACTATTTGTAAATAGCCCATTTAAGCCTAGGGTTATTCCAAATAAAAAGCGTTCAAAATTGGCTAAACTGTTTAATGGTTGGGGATTTGGCGATGAATAAATTTCATTTAATTGAACAGGCTGCAAGGTTTGAAACCTCGCAATTAACTCGTGACGAATTGATTTACTTTGTAGAATCTGTTAAAATGCACGAGATGATAGAATTGGATTATAATGCACTGTTAACTAGAGTTTATCGCACTGCAAAACATTTGATTGATGCTAAACAATACTTTGGTAAAGGAGAATGACTATGTTTATGGCAAAAAGCATTAATGGTGATGACATTATGTCAATGGGTAATTCAATTGACGAAGTTTGGCAAGACTTGCAATTCGGTTTTGAATTAACCGATGCAGATTTTGACGATCTGGAATGGTTTAAGGTTCAACCAATTACCGTAAAGCGTAAATTGGAATTCGTTATTGAATAAATAACAAGCCAGGGTGTTGTAAATTTACAACACCTGTGGCGCCAATTTTACCATGTAAAATTGGAGCGTGTCAATAGGGGTTTCCCCTAATGTTGTATTTTTGCAAAACCTGGCACAACCCGATTTTTCGTGTATAATTCTCTACATGGACACAACGCAAGGAAGCAAGATGATCAAGCGAATCGCTATCTATGACATGGACGGCACTATTGTGGATTCAAGCCACCGTTATCGGACTATTCTCACCGACGCAGGCGAGCGCATTGATATTGGCTACTGGCGAGATCATCAACACTTGGCAATGTTGGATGGCCTATTGCCACTGGCTGATAAATATCAGCAAGATTGCATGGACGCAGAATGTTATACTATCATTGCGACTGCGCGGGTTATGAATGAACCCGATTGGCAGTTTATGCGCGAGGTTTTAGGTGTTCCCGATTATGTTATCTCGCGCACTCGTGACGATCAACAATCAGGTTCCACGCTAAAGATTAACGGCTTGATCGAATGTTTCAAAACGGCTAATATTAATCTTGCCGCAATGGATGACGTTGTTTTCTATGAGGATAACGTGCATTATCTTAAAGCGGTATGCGATTACTTTAATATTCGCGGCGAGTATATTCCTAGCAAACAAGGACATTAAAATGACAAACAATAACGATCCAGATCGAATTGTTTTTTATGCGCTGATTGCCAGCGTTTTTGCAATCGCTTATCTTACCTTTATTGGGGCTGTATAATGATACCCTGGGATCAATTACCCAAATTGCAGCAATTGGCAATAACCCACTGGGACGCTTACAAGGATGCAATGGGCGTGCGTCCGCGTTGGATTGATACTAGCCAATGGACGGAATCAGACTTTGAACGTGAAATTGATTTATTAATTGAAATAATGAATCGCGATAATTCTGACGATTAATATAAAATGTGTTGTAAAAATACAACACATTGCGCCAAAATTATACCATATAATTTTGGGCCGCGTCAAGCAAAATTTGAAAAATTTGTGTTGTATTTATACAACGCTTGGCGCCAAAATTTTACCACGGCCAAAATTTTTTGTCAATAGGGGAAATCCCCTATGTTGTATTTTTGCACTTGTTGGCATGGGCCGAAAATTCGTGTATAGTTATGACTTGGGCGACGTGCCCTGGCTCACAATCTATATCATGGCCAAAAAACAGTTTTTTGCAATTCTCGACACTGAAACCACCTGCAACGATACTGTTGCAGATTTTGCCATTGTAATCTGTGATCGCAATGGTCGCATTTATACAAAATGCGCGGTATTGGTTCGCGGGCATTTTGACACAATGGATTTATTTTATGACAAAACAAAAAGCAATTCCGAGATGTGGTCGCGTGAATACGCAAGCAAAAAGCAAGCCGAATATTTTGCAATGCTTGATCAAGGTCGGCGGCAATTGGCGTCTGTTGCCGCGATCAATGCGTGGATTCAAAAAGCCATTGGTAAATACAATCCTACATTAACCGCTTACAATCTGGTGTTTGATAAACAAAAATGCCAGAATACCGGTATTGACTTGTCGGGTTTTGCAGAATCGTTTTGCCTATGGCAAGCCGCTATTGGCAATATTTGCAAAAAGCCCTATCGTCAATTTGCATTAAACAATCATCTTTTTAATGCTCCGACTAAACTGGGCAATATGTCCATTAAAACTACTGCGGAATCTGTTTTTGCTTTTCTTAATGGCGAGTTTATTGAAGAACCCCATACCGCATTAGAAGATGCACAAGATTTCGAATTGCCAATCTTGGTCAATATTCTAAAACGTCGCAATTGGCGTGATAACATTATCGCACATAACTGGAAAAACTTTCAAGTCAAAGATTTTTACAAGGCAATCTAAAATGGAAAACCTCGCATATTACATTGAGTTTTTAAAACTGCAATTTCCCGTGGAATTGACTTTTAAAACTAAAAGCAATAAACATTCGGATGCAGTTTATTTGCCAAAGTTTAGTAATCGCGGTAATTTAAAAGCGCATAAGATTACCCTATATCTGGGCAATCAGGATATTACCGCTCGGCGTACAATTGACGAATTGATTGCCCACGAATTAATTCATGCATGGCAGCAGGAGAATAAGATTGTAGAATGGCATGGTAATAATTTTATTATGATGGCAATTGCAATGAAACACGCATTTGATTTGCCTAATATTTACCTTGCTGACCTAGACCACGAATAATTTAGACTTGATTTTACCGCTAGACTACTGTACAATATACACTTACTCGGAGAAAACGCAATGACTGAAAAAACCGTAAACTATACCCAAGAACAAACCCAAAGCCTGATTGCCGATTATCAATCTGGTGTTGCCGTTGAGCAATTGGCTATGCAATTTGGTAAATCTGTTCGCTCGATTGTTGCTAAACTTTCGCGTGAGGGTGTTTATCAGAAAAAACAATATAAAACAAAAACTGGCGAGCCGGTGGTTAAAAAAGACGCGCACGCTGATGCAATTGGTGCAATTCTCCGATTGCCAGAAAATGACGTTGAATCGCTGACCAAGGCTAATAAATCTGCACTAAAAGCAATTTTTGAGGCATTGGCAAATTCAAAACCTATTTAATCCAGGTTTAATAAAAGCGGCAATTGCCGCTTTTATTTTATGTAAATCATTATAAAAAATATAATTAAAAATGGCGCCAATTATACTTGTATAATTGGGCGCGTGTCAAGGGTTTTTGCAAAAATACAACATAGGGACTTTCCCTAATAGGGTTTACCCTAAGCACCGGCCAGGTGCGCACCACTTTGGTGCATGCACCGTTCTGGGGCGCACCAAGTTGGGGCACGCACCACTTTGGTGCAATCGCGCACCACTTTGGTGCAGGCGCTAGGCCTGCTGCGCCAGTGCCGAATCTAGTGCAAATTCTTGAGGGTGCTGGCCGCGAGCAAGTGTACAGTGTTAGAGCAACCGTGTCAAGTGTAAATTTAACTGTGGCCTGGCCAACCACAAAAAATTTAATATTGTAGTGCCTGGTCAATCCCTGTATAATAGAATCTTAGACAGTGAGGAACCGATGAAAGACTTTAGAGACGATTGTGAGGAGTGGTGGGACGACTGGAAGGATGAGGAATTCGACCACCGCCACTACCCAGACTACCCGGTTGACCCTAGTAATTTTGATCTTGATATTCCCTTCTGACAAGCGTATAATAGAATCTTAACGCAGCGCAGAAACCGAAACACAAAGGACATATGATGACTGACAAGACTGTAAACTACACCCCTGAGCAAACCCAACAAATCGTTGGCCTGTACATGACCGGCACGAGCACTGAGCAGATTGCTGAGCAGTTTGGCAAATCGGTGCGGTCGATTGTGGCAAAACTCTCCCGTGAGGGAGTGTACGTGCCAAAGACCGCGGCTAAGGGTCAGGCCAGGGTTACTAAAGCCGACATGATCCTGGCTATGGCCAACCACTTTGGCCTGAACGCTGAGGAGTTTGCCAGCTTTGA